TAATTTTTTTAATTATTTGCAACCAGAACTTGTGCACACTAATACTCCAAAAGATGGAATAAATGTATATTCCTTTGCATTAAAACCAGAAATACATCAACCAACAGGAACAGCAAATTTATCAAGAATTGAGAATGTTTATTTGAACATATGGGTTGGATCTGATTATGGGTTGTTTAATATAGATACACAATTAACAGTGTTTGCATTTTCTTATAATATTTTTAAAATAAGTAATGGGTTAGCAGCATTAAGTTATTCTGATTAAGACGATATTGAAATCAAATATAATATATATATATTATATTATGGAATGTGTAAATTATAAACCTAGTACTATTGATTTTTTGATACCATCACTAAGTGAAGCAAAGACATTATGTACATCATATGACAAAACATATATGGTAATAATAATTATAATTAGATTGGCAGTAATAACAACACTGTTATGTTGGTTATATTTTACTTTTAAGAATAATTTCGCTTTTATTGTTGTGGTATTATTGGCGGTATATTTATATATGAATTCATTATTGTTGATATTAGCAATTATAACAAAACAAGCATACAAGAAAAAATTAGTTAAAGTGCAAGTACAGAAAAAAATATTTGTTCCACAATTATGGTATAATAGTTTACTGGATAGACCAAAGACGGCATGTCCCATTGGATACATAGAGACAAGGTCATTAAATTAATGCATTAATATAATCTACCATTTCATTATATTTATCGATCGTTGATACATTATTTGAACGTGATGTTTTCCAGACAATATCATTTTGTTTTACAATAAAATAATCTCCTTTATTACTTGACGCCCCTCTATAAAAGCAATTATCTGGTAGATCTGATGGAGTGAGGCCTGATTTTTTTGGTAGATTTGTGATAATTCTTCTTTTATTAGTGCTATTTATGAGATCAATATTTTTGAGATATTGAATTTGTTGTTTTTCCATTTTGTTGAAATTACCTGCTCTCAATAGATCATTTGTATTATTGTTACCTTCATATCTTTGAATATTTTTAAAGTCTGCTTTATGGATGATATCATAGTACGAATTGGCAAATTCATGACCATATTTATTATAATCGCCATTCATTGAGTATTTTTCGAATAGTTGTGGTTTTTCATTTTTTAATTTTCTGAGAAATAATTTAGCTTCTTCTAATTTATATTTTAGAGAGAGTTTTTTTGAACTTGTTGTTTTCCAACTTGTACCATGAACATCTATCATGAATCGTTCACCATGAGATCCATTTGGTTTCAGATACCAAACATATGTTGGAATATCATTTGGATCAATTCCACAATCATCTGGTAATTCGATAGTTCTATATTTTTATCGGCATAATCATAGATTAAATTTTCTCTTCTATTGTCAAGACCTATTCTGTTGATATGCAGGATCGATTTATTATCTGTTTTTTCATTATTAGTTTTTTGTTTTAGTGCCATGATAATTTCATGCATGAATACTTCTTTATCAACATCATTGTATGTGTGAGTGCATGAAACAAATTTATTGGGTGTATATTTCCATTTATTATTAATATTTTTTATTATATTTATATCTTCCCAATCTATAACAATAGGTAAATTACCATCTTTTGTTTGCAGTTTAATAACTGCATAATTATTATTTTTGTATTTAACTTTTTCAAATAGTATTGTCATTTATATAATTTATTTTTATTTTTTATTATTTTTATATCAAAAAATAGAATTATTGATTAATAATTTTATTTTTAAATTTGAATTTATCTTTTATCTTTTATATACAAAAAAAAGAATTATTAGAACTAATATTACAAATATCAAAATATTAATGAATATTTTATTAGAGTTTTTTGGACGTTGTGGATGATTTGAATAATTTTCTTCTGGATTTTCTACAGTTACTGCTGGAACATATACATTATCTACAACTTCTGGCACATAATCCATATCATAATATGGATATCCATACCATCCCCACCAATCATATGGGTCCCACCAGCCCCACCAGCCAGATCCACCACCACCATAATTACCATAACCACCGTGACCACCATAACCACCGCGACCACCACGACCATAACCACCATGTCCACCAGCATGTCCACCAGCATGTCCACCAGCATGTCCACCAATAGATCCTCCATGAGATCCTCCTCCAATAGATCCTCCATGAGATCCTCCTCCAAAAGATCCTCCATGTGAGCCTCCACCAAAAGATCCTCCATGCGAGCCTCCAAAAGAGCCTCCTCCGTGACCGCCACCTCCTCCGTGACCTCCACCGAAGTGTTCATTAGAAAAACAATTATTTGTCATGATTTATAATATTACGATACAAAAAAAATGTTTAATATTGATTTACTAAATTCTTTATAAAAAAATTGAAAATAAATTAATAAAACTTATATACATATCTATAATATTGAATTATAGATGAGTATTATAAGAAAAATGAGAGGAGTTAATCAAAAGATTTATTTGATAGATATACTACCAATTACTTCAGATAATATGAGAGAATTTGCTGTTATGGGTTCAACAGGAAATTTATACAATGTTACAATAAAGGACATTCCAGAATGTACATGTCCCGATTATCAGACAAGACATGCAAGATGTAAACATATATATTTTATATTGATAAGGATAATGAAGGTTTCTGAGAAATGTGAAGATAAAGAAAATTTTACGACAGCAAATTTAAGAAATATGTTTGCTAAACAGTTGATGGTACAAAATGATTTAATGGCAAATCAGAATATTAAAATAAAATATGAAAAATTAAAAAATGGAATAAATAATATTATTGAGAAGAAAGATACAAATGATTTATGTCCTATGTGTTTAGATGATTTAGACAATGGTGAAGAACTTGATTATTGTAAACATTCATGTGGAAAACAGATACATGATGCATGTTATAAAATGTGGATAAAAGTAAAACCAGCAAATTGTTTATATTGTACAAAGCCATGGTTCGAGACAAGTAACAAGTATGTGAATTTGAAATAATTTAATTTATGTTAATATATAAATAAAATAATTAGTTTATAAAAAATTTTATTAATGGTGAGATAAATTAAGTTTATTCAGTTTGAACTGTTTGTTGATCGAGATCTGAATACATGTTGGTTGATTCTTTTTTTGGAGAACTTGTTGTTTTATTTTCTGATCTTTTCTTTTTTTGTGGCAATGGTTGAAAATCACGTTCATTGATTTTTGTGGATTTATTTGATTCTCTTGGTTCTCTTGGTTCTCTTGGTCCTCTTGGTTCTCTTGGTTCTCTTGGTTCTTTTGGTTCTCTTGGTTCTCTTGGTTCTTTTGAGTCTCTTGGATTTCTTTGAGTTCTTGGTTGTCTTGGTTGTCTTGGTTGTCTAGTGCCATCTTGTGCAGAACTGATTTTTCTTTTGTAGTTTTCAACATTGCGCACTTCATCGAATTCTCTAAGTTTTACCTTGAATCCTTCATACAATGGTTCTCTGCTGATTCTGATTGTTTTTGTTGATGTTGTTCCGTTTCTGTTGGTGACTTCTTTTTCGATTTCATCAAATTCTTGTTCTCCAAGGAAATCAATAGCTTTTTTGAAATCTTGGTAAAAATCATTTTGGTATTCCCAGTTTACTCCAACTGAACCTCCTCTTTCCAAATATCTCAAATTGTATCTTGCTCTTCTGATTAAAGTCATCAAGAAAACATCTAATTTTCTGTTAGCTGCTTCTCTGAGTTGTATTTCTTGTTTATTGTTATTATTTCTTCTTTCTGGAGAGGTAAAGAATACTTCATAGAATAGATCCCCGTTTCTTCCTTCTTGTGTGTAATATTCTTGAAAAACATATTCTAATTGTCCGAGGAATGGTTGCAATAATTCTGCAAGATAATCTCTGCTTTGGTCAGAGTTTTCTCTATGTACTGTGTAAAAGAATGCAATTAACAAGTTTGCAAAATTTGCTTTTGATGAGTATTCAGTCCAACTAACATTACTTTTTCTAATTTGAGAAAAAAGTTGGGTTGGATCGTATTCAATTTCTTGTGTTTGTTGAGTTTCAGGAGTTTCTTGAGTTTCGACGCAAGTGTTTTCAGTAGTATTTTCAGTTGTTGACATATTTATAATTTTATATTAAATCTTTATTATAGTTTATACATCTCATATACTTTATTTTTCAATTTTTTTGTAAGTTATATGATAAATATCATAGTTTTTATAAGTATTTCATGAAAAAATTGAAAAACGAACCATTAAAAATATTCACAGATTGATTTTATGGCAATATTAGAAGTATAATTATTTATATGAAAGTGGCATAATAAAATGATGTTATTACAAGTCTTGTTTAAAATGACGAGTTTTTTTATTGTGGGATAATATAAATGGCTGGAGGGTTAATACAGATAGTCACATATGGCAGTCAGGATTTATATTTGACTGGTACGCCAGAAATTACTTTTTTTTTAGTTGTATATAGAAGACATACTAATTTTGCAATGGAATCGGTGAGTGTTAATTTTGATAATACGGTTGGTTTTGGATCAACATCAGTGGTTACTATTCCAAAAATTGGTGATTTAATGCATAAAACATATTTACAAATAGTTTTACCTCAGATTCAATTTCAAAGATTATTATCATCAATTCAACTTACAGATGGAGAAATAGAATATACAAATGCATTAAATAATTATGAGACAGTTACAAATTTTATGTCAGTGAATAGTCAAGCTTTTGTGAGTGCATTTGATATAGAAAATGCTGCAAATTGGACTGGTAATAATGCAGTTGCAACGATGACGAGTAATATTAATGCTATATTTAATTCTATTTTAAATCAACCAGCAGTAATTGCTTTTCAAAATTTATACGCAGCAGGTGCTTTACCAGCTGGCGAAGTACCACCATATATTTATAATGAAGTAAGTATGCAGGCTATAGCTAACGCAAATTCATCACTAATAGACAAAAATGTATTTTATGACATGTTAGTGGTTGGGATTGACAAATCGATAAAATTACAAAATTATTTCAGGTTATATTTATTGGAAACTCAGAATATTTATTTTGACAATATTAATCCATATTTAAAATTTGCATGGGTGGATAAAGTTGGGTATGCATTAATAGAAGAAATTGATGTTAAAATTGGAGGATATAAAATAGATAAACAATATGGTGATTGGTTGAATATATGGCATGAATTAACAGCAAAGAGACCAAAAGAAAATTTATACAATAAAATGATTGGTAATGTTGAAATATTGACATCTTTTGATAGAAATTTAAAACCATCATATATATTGAAAATTCCATTGCAATTTTGGTTTTGCACACATAGTGGTTTATCAATACCACTTGTTGCATTACAATATCATGATGTGACAATTGATGTTACATTTAGGAAGATCGAACAAGTATCATACATAGAATTGAATCAAACAATATATTTACCAAATGGCAATAGTATATTTTTGCAACAAGTACCAGCAGAGTTAGGGATAGATATTACTGCAACATTATTGATTGATTATATATTTATTGATCAATCTGAAAGAAGAAGATTTGCAACATCTAGTCATGAATATTTAATAGAACAAATTCAAATATTAGAATTTTCAAATATTACACAACAAGACAATTTATTATTTTTAAAGAATTTTGTTCATCCATCAAAAGAATTAATTTGGGTTGCACAACAAGAAGCATATGTCACAACAGCAAATGGATATATTCAACAGAGATATGATAATTATAGTTTGACAATTGAAAATACTGGTAATATAATAAATGAGTCAAAATTGGAATTTAATGGATATGATAGAATATCGAGAAGAAATTGTAACTATTTTAATTATGTTCAACCATATGAGGTTCACAATAAAACACCTTCAGATGGTATTAATAATTATTCTTTTGCCATTTTCCCTGAAGAAACACAACCATCTGGAACAGCTAATTTCAGTACATTGACAGACATTAAATTATTTTTATATGTTGATAGTTCATTATTATTGCCTGATGGAACAATACAACCAATTACAATTAGGATATACACAAGAAATCATAATATATTAAGGTTTATTAATGGTTTTGCTGGAACAGCATATACTTATGGTTAAAATATAATTTTAGATATATATTTATGGTTAAAATATAATTATGTATATTTGGATGATAAATATGATTTAAATATTTAAATATATTGGATAAGTATATTTAGATAATATAAATGACAGCAGGTATATTACAGTTGGCAGCATATGGTATGGAAGATGCATTTTTATCTGGAAATCCACAAATAAGTTTTTTTAGAACTGTGTATAGGAGACATACAAATTTTTCAAGGGAGGAGAAAAATTTAAAATTTTTCAATAGATTGGATTTTGGGAAGGAAAGTAAATGTAAAATCCAGAAATTTGGAGATTTGTTACATAGATTATTTTTAGTGGTTAATTTACCAGAAATTCAAGCAACTTATGAGCAATTAACTATTGGGCAAGTAATTGCATTATTGGCAACTTATGGAATAATATGGACAACTACTTTAAATGTGAATTCATATTTGACTGAAGATACTTTGGTAAATATAATAGAACCATTAATTGCAGAATCAATAACAAATTATAATAATGATGTAACGTTAATAAATGAAATATTAGCACTTTTTACGCCTACTGGTATATTATCAGCATCAACATTTTTAGAAAACACAAATTTTACAAATAAAAATGTGACACAATACATTTCGACAATATTTAATTATTTATTTAATCCATATAATATGTTTGATGATAAATATCAATTAGAATATAATTATGTAGTTGCATATGCAGCTGATGCATTGATACAAAATAATGGAGATGAAGTATTAAATAATTTAAATGAAATAATAAACATATTATACAATGCATTTATTGATTATGCAATAGGAGTAATTACAATATCACCAGTGTTTCCATATTCAATTTCAAGTGAACAACTTGTGGATAATTTCATACCTCAAAATTTATATTTTATGTATGAAGTGAGTATAGCGAATTATGCTATCAATGGTGATTCTAATTATTCTGTATTTCAAAGTGCTATAAATAATATATATGGTGTTATATCAGGTGGACAATATGTATATGCTGGACTTGATTCATATGATATATTTACTGCCACAT